TGAAAATGCGCAATATCAAAAAATCAAAACCATATAAAATCAATAAAGTATATTATGAGGATATTATTTTACATGGATAAAGAAACAAAAAAATATTTAAACACTTTAAACAAGTATAAAAAGAAATATCTTCCACCTGAATATAATCAACTTGAATTGCTTGACCATTTATGCAACCCTGATATAGATTTTTATATCTCCATCACAAATCGCGGGGATGGTAAATCTTTTAACTATCCATCCGCCCTACTATATCTAGCCGTTGTATTGGATATTAAACCGTGCTTTGTAGTCCGACACTACACCTTGCAATCACGGATAAAGGAACTAATAGAAGAAATATTTATAACCATCAAATGGGGTGACATCAATCAAATTTGGTACAGAAACACTGATGACTATATCCTTGTAGGTCTAGGAGACAAAGAAATTGCTATCATAACCGACCTAAACAATGCTTCTGACCTTAAATTCTCTTCACAAGTCTTGAAGAACTTTCCAATCATTATTTATGATGAGTTCACAGCTCTTGAAAGCGACTACATCCCTAACGAGTTTGAAAAACTTCAACTAATTTACCGCTCTATTGACCGTATAGCTAACCGACCTTATATCAAGTTTCCAAAAATCATTCTCTTAGGAAACCCTGTAAACTTTGAAAGTCCAATATTTCCAGCACTCAAGCTCTACAATGCTTTGGAAAACCAGCCTATCAACACTATCCAACAATACCAAAACAAACTTTTGGAACTCAGACGGAATGACAATGTAAACGCTATGAAAAACCTCAGAGCTTTTGCAGATGAAGAAGATAGCAACGTTACTGGTCAATTCAACTTTTCTCCTCACCAACTCATTTCAGAAGCTGAGTACAACAAAATAGAGGTAAACGCTCTATCTGTTAAAATTGATATTGGAGATGGACGGTGCTTGTATTGTATCAATAAAGATAATACCTACGTTTTATCTATTGAAAAGCTATCAGGTACGGAAGAATATTGTATCAATCTCAAAGACGAAACCGATCAAAAAGAATATCTCACCCACAAATACTATAAATCTGATTTTGTGAAATATTATGAAAAAGGTCTATTTCTATTTAAGGATAGTTTTTCCAAGACCTTTATCAAAAACAATGACCATCTTTTAACCGTCAATCTTTTTAAATGCCTACCAACTACATCACCTACCCGCAACACAAGCGAGGAGGTTTACAAAAAGAATAGCATGGAAAAATACATACAAAAATTAGCAGAAAGGTACGAGTAGAACATTATGGATAATACTAATTTTGCTAATTTTTTAAAGTCTGTTAAATCGAAAAAAGTCCATTTGTTTATGGACATTGAAACGTTGACGATCAATAAAAAAGCAGGCAAAATTAAACCATCTATGTATCACTCAGTCACTTATTCCGTTGCCGTTGCTTTCTTTTCAAATCCATCTGATGAGTTACCTGACTATTCCATTTTTAATACATTCAAAGATTTTTTTGAGTTTATTTTCAAGCACGGTAAAAAGAAGCCTGACTATATCCTTAATTTCCACAACGGAAACAAGTATGACCATCATTTTTTGACAAGCGAGGTAGCAAGAGCCTACCCATTGTTAAAGATTGAAAATGCCTATCTTCGAAATGCTATTCAAAATGATAATACATCTTCTAAATCCATCCTGACTTGGCAAGAAAAAGAAGATGGAATTATCCTTGAAAAGCGTGTAAAATCGTCCAATAATCTGGAACTGGAATTATTCCTTAACAACTACCATTTCTACACGATTGACAATTATGTGAAGACCAATGCTAGTATAGCAACAATCGGTAAGAAGTTGAAAGACCATAATTTTATCACTGATGAATACCTTAAAACCTCATTTGACTATACTAAGTACGACTTAGAGGAAGACTTGTCACCTGATCTCTTATCTGACTATGTATCTATGGTATTCAATCAGCTTTCAGATAGTGAGCTAATCTATATACGAAATGATGTGATTATACTTGCTCTATGCGTGAAGCACTACTCAACCCTATTTTTTGGTTTTGACTATGACGAAATGACTTTTACATCCAATATCAAAAATATGTATATTGAAGACAATCCTCTGGCTCAATTTCAGCTCCTGAAGAAAGTCCGTAAGCATACACTCAAGAATACTGATTATCATTTTCATAATCTGAACTTCTTTAACTATCTGAACAATTTTTATCGTGGTGGACTTAACTTGTATAATTATAAGTACATATCTACAATCCTTGAGAACGGTTTTTCAGTTGACATCAATTCGTCTTATCCTTTTGTGATGTACTTTCACAAAATGCCTACTATTTTACGATACTACGGAGATTTTGAAGAACCAACACCCGCTCTTATTCAACATCACGAAGAATATATCACTTTCTTTACAATCCACTATGAAGACCTTAACTCTATCATATCTCTCATTCCATCTGAAATCATTCGTAAGATGATAGTAAAATATTATCCTATGAAAAAAGGAGAGGTTTACATATCTTCTGTATTTATTGACCTACTAAACAAGTTTCTACCTGAGCCAATAGATACCCTCCCTATCACATCTTTCGTTACTTACGAGTGTATGGACTTTGGGGCAAAAGACATCATATCTCATAACTACTTTATCAAGACCCAAGGAAAAAACCAGTATGAGATAGACTATAAAAGTCCTATCAATATCTCTGTTACAAAAAATAAAAATCCCTATGTATTTTCTGATACTGAGGTCGCTGGTTCAAAGGTCTTGTTAAATGGTATCTATGGTATTCCAGCTTTGCGAGCAAATTTTGACCTATTCAGACGGGATGAAAAGGGCAACCTTTACAACATTGAAAACGGTTTTGAAAACTCAGAGCGTAATATTATCTTTTCAGCAACAGTCACGGCTTACGCTTTCTATAATCTGCTCTCTCCATTATCATTCATCCCAATAGAAAAGATAGATGAATATTTCTGGTATTGTGATACAGATAGCTTATACCTATCAATGGAAGCCAAGAAATATCTACCACAAGAAATATTTCATCCATACAATCTTGGTAACTGGGATATTGAAAACCAACATATCGAACAGTTTTATATGTTGAACCATAAAAAATACTGTTACTTTGCAAACAATAAAATCAATGTTAAGTGCGGAGGTGTACGCAAGGATAGCTTTAATTTTAACATGGATTTTAAGACTTTTATCAAATCTCAATTTTCATCTGGTACGAAAATTAAGTCAATCCGTGCTATTCGTAACGAGTGGAACACTATTTCCCTCTATGATACATGGATAACATTGGATGAAGGTCTACCCTATCCTATCCAGTATGATCCAGAAATTGAAAAGTACAAGCAAGAAATTATAGCAGAAGCCAAAAAAGAGCTACAGTCTCAGCAAGAGGAAAGCACTTCCAAACTTCTTTATATTGAAACCAATTTCGGAACAATATCAACCCGTGATTTTATCCCTGAGAAAGAACAAGGCATATATGCTCTAAAATACTACATCCAAACTCAATCTTATTACCTTGATGAATTAGAAAAAATGGGAGTTGACTTGTAGACCACATTATCATATAATTAAATTATAAAAAGAAAGGAGAATAGCTATGCTATTTACTGCTATCACTCAAACAGTTAAGAATGAACTTCTTATCATCTTTCTGTTTCTTATCCTCATTGACTTTTTGACTGGCTATTTAAAATCAGTCAAGTGGCACGTCACCTCAAGTGACATTGGAACAAAAGGGGTTATTAAACATACTTTCACCTTTATTTTCTACTTTGCAGTGGTCTTCTTTGGAAATTACTTTCAATCCATCTTCATTTCCAATGCCTTACTGATGTTAGTCATTCTAACCTATATCACATCCATAGTAGAAAATCTAGGGGTGATGGGTGTCTATGTACCAGAGTTTATCAAATCAAGGGTCATGAGTGAGATTGAAAAATACACTAAAATGTTAGGAGAACCGTCCGACCATGAAAAAGAATGACTACTTTATTGATGTATCTGGTTGGCAATCACCTGACCTTACCCCATACATTGAAGCAAGTGGAACAGACAAAACCATTATCAAAGTCACGGAATCCACTTACTTTCTAAATAACTACGCTCAGTCTCAAGCGGACACCTCTAATCCAGTAGGCTATTATCACTTCGCCCGTTTTGGTGGTAACATCCAGCAAGCGGAAATGGAAGCTATCTACTTTCTGAACAATCTACCTAGTAAGAAAGTTCCTTACCTAGTCCTAGACTATGAGGAAGACGCTTCAAGTGATGTGCAAGCCAACACTTCTGCTATTTTGCACTTTATGGACATTATTGCCCTCCATGGCTACAAACCTATTTACTATAGCTATAAGCCCTACACGCTTCAAAACGTGGACATTACTCAAGTCACTGCTAGATACCCAAATTCACTTTGGATTGGGGCTTATGCTGACTATGCAGTCCGTCCAACCCCAAACGTCATTTGGGATTTCTTCCCAACAATGGATGATGTTTGCTGGTGGCAATTCACCTCTACTGCAATTACGGGAGGTCTTGACAAATCTATCGTCTTACTAGATGATGATTTTGACACTACAACCCAGCACCTATCTACCATAACAAATCAAAAAAACTCACAAGATGAAAAGGAGAAAAACACTATGAAAATCTGTATGCGATCACACTCAGGAAAACAAGGCTACATTGCTATTGTTGACGGTCGTAAAATCCCTATTGCTGACATTGGAACAGTAGCGACCTTGAAAAAAATTGGCTTTGATGAAATTTCAGTCAATGATAAGGACTTTGACAATATCGCTCAAGCCTATTCTAAATAGACCAAAAAAAAGAAAGAGGGTTCAACCTCTTTTTTCTTGTCTTCTTTTAGTCATTTCTTCTATTTTACGGAGGACTAATTAAACTTGTCAATCCATACAAGAATTGATCCACATTATAAGACCTCACACTAACAGGCGCTGAATTCCAATTCTGGTCGGTCACTTCTACAGTCGTGCCATCATAACCAGTCACTACCCCAGTATGACCAGCCCAATAGGTGTACCAGACACCCTGAACATTCGCCGCCACATTGAAAATATCACCGACTTTTAAATTTGCCTTGCTTGGCTCTTTAACCGTCCAGCCAATAGAAGCCCAGTCATACCCGCTCCCGATATTCGCCGCCCTGAGGATGTCGCCCTTGATGAATTGAGGGGGAATATTACCGAGCGAGTAGCTGATGTGATAGCCTGGACTGATAGAATTGACATACCAAGAAACCAGAGCATAGCACTGACCGTCTCCGATTGTTTGCCCTTGTAAAGAGCGTACTGCGTTGACCTTGCTAGGTACGTCTGTTTTTTGCCCAGCGTTGGGCTTAGGGGTTTTTTGCTGAGCTTTTGCGATTGCACCCACAGACCAGTCAATCTTTTTAGTCGTTCCTGTAACGCTTCCTTGAATTGTGGAAAAAAGCCCAGTTAACACATCATCATTTAATGAGACTTTTAATACGTTGTCATACATTCGCGTTACGGTTATAACACGGTTTGAATAGCTCTGACCGTGGTTGAGGTCGTAAACGTTGTGAGTGAAAATATCTTCTACCCCCTTTTTTAGTTTATTGAGTGCTTCTGCTAGAGCGTTATTTTGCTGACCCTTAGCCACATCACGGATTGCCTTTCCTCCCGTTGACTTACCAGAAAGGTCAGGAGTTTGCGAACCCTTTTTAAAAGGGTCAGCTCCTGAGTTTTTGATGGTATTGATAATCTGATCGTAAGGGTTGCCAAAATAAACATATGGAACACCTCCTTGATTGGCTGTACACCAATTCGTAGCCCATACCCACGCATTACCAGCCATGGTAGAGGGCATGAAAACTTTTCCAATTGTCGTGCTTCCAAGGGAGTTGTAAAAGGCTTGACAAGCCCCCGGATTGTCCTCTTGTGCTGGTTGAAAAACTTCAGGCGCTGAAAGAGCGACGGGTAGATTTTGCTTAGAGACGGATAGCAAATAATCGCAGTCGTCTATTAAACATCCTAAACCATTAGAGGAGGTATCAGAGCCATAGTGGTTGATCCAGTTCCCAGCTCCTCCGCTTTCCGTCACTGTATAAAATAGAAAGAAAGCATATCCCCCTAACTTTTCTTTTAGCTTAGGTATATAGGTAGATAAGAGATTGGCTTTTGTAACACCGTATGAGTTTATAACAGGTCGAGCACCACCCTGAGCCATAAACCAATCAGCTATCTGGTTTTCAGAAAAGCCAAAGTTTGATGAAAAGGGTTGGGATAAAAAATCTTGGTACTGTTG